TTGTGCTTTGGCATCTATCATGCCATCACAAACCCACATTGTCGGCTTGCCTTTGTCTGATAGTGATAGGCTGCAAACGTAATCAATCCCGCTATCGTTCTCGGTCATTACGTCCAAGACCTTACCAGTCCAATGCGCGGTAAATGGTTTCTCGTTTGTTGATACTATCTCGCCCAATACGCTGCTTATAAAGCTGCTGGTAAATGCAAAGGCGCTTAGTCCATCCAAGTTTTTCATTGTTTAACCCTCCATTTCTATAGCTGATACTGTCTCGGCTGTTGTTATGATGCCGCCTGTCAATGCTGCCCATTCACCCTCGGCGGTGCTTTGTGCTGATTCAAGGCTATCTGCCTCAACCAATACAGTTCTTTCGACTGTGCCTATAACCGTCACTTGGTACGTTTTCATTTTTATTTCTCCTCTTGTTCTGATAGACGCAAATCGTGTGCTTTATCCTCAAGCAAATAGGCGATTGCTTCGGCGTTGCTGTCGTCCAAGGTTCCATCCCTGAAACACTTTGCCCAATGTTCTAGGCTTTCTACTAAGTTTTGATTGTCCATTGTTTGACCCTCCATAGGTTTAATAGCGATTTAAAGCCCACTGACAGGCTTTAGCCCGTCAATGGTAGTGTTTGTGGGTTTTGCCTGTTATGGGGCAAGGTAGGTCATTACAGCCCACCAAGTATAGCTTTGGCTGTCTTGAACTCCGAACAACCAAAGCCAATCAATCCAACCCATAAGCATAAGGCCAACGATAAGATATAGAATCGCGTCAAAAGCTTTTTGCGTCATTGGTCTACACCTCCCCGCGCAAATCAAAGATTGCAATTAGCTGGTGCCAGGGGCGAAACTCGCCTATTGACCGGCGCAGAATGTATGCTTCAGCCATCCACATTTTATAGCGTTTACTGCTTTCTGTTTCGTAAAACTCGGCTTGTTTTTCTGCAAATATGATTTGCTTTATTGTTTCGCGTAACATTATTAAACCCTCCAATTGCTTGATGCCATGACATAGCGGTCAAAAAATGCTTTCTCTAGCCGCTTATATTTGCTTGGCCTGCCGCCTATGTACTGGTCAAGCCAGCGGCGTCCGTTTTTGTCTGTTCTGGCATAACGTGCAGCCAGCCAAGCATTGATTGACAGATATTTGTCGGCATTGATGTTGTGAGTCTTTAACATTGTGTTGCCCTCCTAATTAAGATTGATTAGCTGGATTTCACCGGCTTTGATTGCCTTCAATGTCTCGGCTTTGTTCATGTCCAAAAACATGTTGCGATATTTGCCCGTTGTTGTGGAATAATCCCAGCTATCACAGTCTAACTTTATCGCGCCATCATCGCCGCGAAAAGCAATCACGGTATTATAGCTTTGGAAATAACAGCCATCATCTGTGTAAATAATAAACTGGTTTTTGACCTTGTTACCTGATGGTGATGTCATGTTTGTTACTGTTGGTGCTTGCATTGTTTTAACCCTCCAAAGTGAATGTTGCCGCGTTGCGTATTGATACGGCAACGGGTGTTTGGTCTGTTTGGTAGTTATGCTTTAAGTGTTCGATAACTTCCACAAGGTCGATATAGTCAAGGCCTTTATCAGTCTTGTGATGCATAAGAGTAAGATAGATATCGGTTGCAATGTCATAATTAGATGATGATTCGATATAGTCGATTTGCATTGTTTTAACCCCCCAAGGTTTGTTGCGTTAACCAAGACCTAGCGCAGTATCCGCGCATCGTCAAGCATAAAAATGCACAAAACACAAAAAAAGTTTACACATGGCTGGCAAAGCCTTACTGTGGCTGGTGTTGGGCAAGTATTGATATTGCTTGGCTTTTGTTTTGAATGGGGTTTGTTTTACATTTGCATACACGCACAAAGCACAGAACGGCACGCGCTGCATTGCAATCGCCGCGAGCCTATCACAGAATGTTAGGTGTTGCAAATATGTCACACACTGTTGCAGCAAAGCCACAGTCACACGCGCAACGCAAAACAAATGCACGGCGCAGCGCAAGGCATAGGGGGGCTGTTTTGGCACCCACCACCCCCAGACACGCGCGGCCTGGTATATATATGTTAAATACTACTATCCAGCACACAGCCTAAGAGGACCCAATGACAAAGCTAACAAGGCAGAGAACAGACATAATCATATCGAGTATTGCAGACGGGCATAGCATTGTAGACGTATGCGAGGCCACTGGCGTGTCCAGGACGGCGTTCTACCAGCGTTGCAAGAGGGATGAGGAGTTTGCAGCGGCTGTTAAGGAAGCACAGCAGTACAGTGCGGAGAAGGCTTTAGAGGAACTAGACACGTTGTATGGTGATGCGTTGCACGGCAGAAAGGATTACAACCCGAATGTGTTGCGAGACTATGCGCATCATGTGCGGTGGAAGGTGGGTAAGGTATTGCCTGAGAAGTTTGGCGAGGCCAAGAACCGTGCTGGCGTAGAGGTCAGTGATGGTACTGTGCGGATATTGTGGGAGAGTGACAGTGGCACAACCAGTTAAGATACCGTACAAGCCGAGGGGTTTGCAGGCAGAGATGCATAATAACCTGAAGCGTTGGAATGTGCTGGTGATGCACAGGCGCTTTGGAAAGACTGTATGGGCTGTTAATGAACTCATCAAGAAAGCCCTTACTTGTGAGTTGCCGAGGCCCAGGGTTGCGTTTGTGGCACCTACTTTTACGCAAGCAAAGCGTATTGCTTGGGATTATGTAAAGTATTATGCGGGCGTTATACCAGGCGTTAAGTTTAATGAGACTGAACTTCGGGTGGACTTTCCTAACGGCGGTAGATTGATGTTGTTGTCTGCGGAAAATCCCGACTCCCTTCGTGGCATTTATTTAGATATGTGTGCGTTCGATGAGTTTGGGATGCAGAATCCAAGGGTATGGGGGGAGGTTGTAAGACCGGCACTGTCTGACAGAGAGGGGGCGGCTGTATTTTTAGGCACCCCAGCGGGGCATAATCATTTTTTTGACTTACTAGAAACAGCTAGGAAGCAGGAGGAGGAGGGTTCTGACCAGTGGTATCATAAGATAGTAAAGGCTAGTGAGAGTGGGCTAGTGAAGCCTGATGAATTAAAAGCTGCCCAAACACAGATGACACCGGAACAATATGAACAGGAGTACGAGTGTTCGTTTACCGCGGCCATTATTGGCGCTTACTATGGTAAGTTATTGGCGGATTCTGAAGACAATGGTAGGATAACAAGAGTACCTTATGACCCTGCTTATCCTGTTCATACTGCTTGGGATTTAGGTATTAATGACAGTACAGCCATTTGGTTTGCTCAGATTTTCCGTGGCGGGGCTGTTAATATAATTGATTACTACGAGAACAGTGGTGTTGGATTAGACCACTACGCGGATGTTCTTAATAAGAAGGATTATAATTACGGCGACCATTTGGCACCGCATGATATTGAGGTGAGGGAGTTAGGTTCGGGCAAGTCTAGGTTAGAAACGGCGTATACTTTGGGTATTAAATTTCGCGTCATTCCTAAGATGAAAGTTGCTGATGGCATAAATGCTGCGCGTATGTTATTACCTAAGTGCCACTTTGATAGGGATAAGTGTACTGAAGGCTTGGAAATGTTAAGGCAATACAGGCAAGAGTATGATGAACGTAAGAAAACTTTTCGTGACCAGCCGCGACATGATTTTACATCACATTCAGCAGATGCGTTTAGGTATCTTGCTGTTGGTATGGAAAATAGAACAAACTATACAAAGCCACCCCAGCAAATAACCATGAGCGAATACAACCCATTTGCATTATAAGGAGACACTTATGAGTTTTTTACGACCCAAATCAACACCGCCGCCGCCACCACCGCCACTACCACCAGTTGTAGACGAGGCAAAGGCTGCGACTTTAGCTGAAGAAGAAGTGCAAACACAGCGCCGCAAGCGCAGAGGCAGAGGCTCTACAATTGTTGCTGGTGCCTTGGGTGATTCAGCCGCACCTGGACAACCGCCCACTTTAATGGGGTAAGACATGCAAGATTACGTTAAAGGACTTGTTAACCGTTTTGATTACATCAAGGCGCGGCGAGATAACTGGGATACGCATTACCAAGAGTTAGGCGATTACATGCTGCCGAGAAAGGCAGATATTGTAAAGAAGCGTTCTCGCGGCGAAAAGCGTATGGAACAAATCTTTGATGGCACTGCTTTGCAAGCTGTAGACCTTTTATCAGCGTCCTTGCACGGTATGCTAACAAGTGGGGCTTCTCCCTGGTTCCACTTAGATGTCAAAGATACAGAGTTAAACCGTGATGATGAGGTGCGTGAGTGGTTGCAAGACACTAGCACTCGCATGATGAGGGCCTTTAACCAGTCTAACTTTGAAACAGAAGTGCATGAGATGTACGTTGACTTGGTTGTGTTTGGCACAGGCTGTATGTTTGTCGAGATGGACAAGGGCCATTTGCGGTGCAGCACCAGACATATATCTGAGTTCTATGTGCAAGAAGACCAATATGGAATAGTAGACACAGTATTTAGGCAGTATTCTATTACTGCCGTGTCTGCTGTCCAAAGGTTTGGCATAGACGGTGTTAGTGAACACATCAAACGTGTTTATGAGAAAACGCCGGATGAAACCGTTGACATTCTGCACTGTGTCACTCCGCGATTAGAGCGCGACACAAGCAAAGCAGATAACAAAAACATGCCGTTTATGTCTGTATACATTTGTGTAAAGACCAAGATGGCTATGTCAGAAGGTGGTTTTGAAGAACTGCCTTACGTTGTACCTCGGTTCTTGAAAGCTACTGGCGAGGTTATGGGTAGAAGCCCTGCAATGGTTGCACTACCAGACGTTAAGATGTTGAATTTAATGTCTAAAACTATTATTCAGGCATCTCAAAAGATGATAGACCCGCCTTTATTGGTTCCTGACGATGGCTTCTTGTTGCCTATTAGAACGCAACCGGGCGGCCTAAACTTCTATCGTGCTGGCTCAAGAGACACAATTACGCCGCTAAACACGGGTGCTAACATTCCTATTGGTCTGTCTATGGAAGACCAGCGCAGGCAGTCTATCCGTTCTGCTTTTTATGTAGACCAGTTGCTTGTCGGCGGCTCACCTAACATGACAGCAACAGAAGTAATCCAACGCCAAGAAGAACGCATGAGAGTCATCGGACCTGTTCTTGGAAGGTTGATGAATGAGATGTTGCGTCCATTGATAGACAGAGTGTTTGCTTTGATGGTTAGAGAAAACTTGTTAATGCCTGCCCCTGAAATACTGCAAGGGGAAGATGTAGACATAGAGTATGTGTCACCTCTAGCTAGAGCGCAAAAATCTAGTAGTCTTAACAATACGTTAAAGGCGTTGGAAGTGTTGATGCCGCTAGCACAGTCACTACCTGTTGGCGACCACATCGACCCTGATGGGTTAGTGCGGCACATTACTAAAGCGCTTGGGGTGCCGAAAACCACGCTAAAATCCCAGCGTGAGGTAGACCAGGTTCGACAGGAACGTGCTGAACAACAACAAGCTATGGTAGAACGTGAAGAACTATCACGCGATGTTGCTGACGGTGCGCAGGCTGCACAGGCAGTTAGGATGGTTGGCAAGTGAACAAGGACATAGAAAAACTAAAATTTATGTACCAAACAGCCTTTAAGGAAGAAGGCGGTAAAAAAGTTCTTGCTGATTTAGAGGCTCGGTGTAATTACCGTGCTTCTAGCTATGTGGCAGGCGATGCCAATGCCACAGCATTTGAGGAGGGAAAACGTGCTGTTATCCTTCATATTCACAATATGATGAAAGAGGAGTAATTATGTCTTTGGAAAACACCGAACAGGTAGCCCAGCCGGAAGCTGCGCCAGCGATGGAAACCCCATCTGAGGTAGCGTCAGGCGGGTCTGGTAACGAGTTTTTAAACATGATACCGGAAGAATTGCGGGGGCATCCTAGCATCTCGCCTATTAAAGATGTTGAAAACCTAGCCCGTTCTTATGTGAACGCGCAGAAATTAATTGGTGCAGACAAGATTGCTATGCCAGTTAATCCAACAGATGAGGACTTGGACAGAATTTATGGTCGTCTTGGTCGTCCAGACACACCGCAAGACTATGGCATTGCCGCTGATGGTTCTGTGGTTACAGAGGAAGTAGCTAAAGAATACTCGGATATTGCGCACAAACTGCGCCTTACACCCGACCAAGCCCAGGGTGTTTTGGAATATTACCGTAGCACCGTAGAAAAATCAGGCGCTGCAACACTGGAGATAGCTGAAGCTGCTAGGGAAGAAACAGTTTCTTCTTTAAAGCAAGAGTGGGGCCGCGCTTTTGACCAAAAAGTAGAAGCCGCTGCTAATGCTGCGCAACAATTTGGCACCTCAGAGATGTTTGATATTACCTTGCAGGACGGCTCTAAGCTAGGCGATAACCCTGAGTTTATTAAAGCATTTGCAAAAATTGCAGATTTCAGGCAATCTGTGACCAGTGAAGACACTGTTGCAGATATGTCACAGTCAAGCGTAATGACACCAGCCTCTGCGCAAGCAGAGATTGACGCGATTATGAATGATAAAAGCCACGTTTATTGGGATAGGAAAAACCCTATAGGCCGTGAAAAAGCCGTAAAGAAAGTTGCGGATTTAATGAGCCAAATACATGGATGAGTTAGATTATCGTTCATTAAGGCTTGAAGTTTTAAGAACTGCGTTAGAGTTTGGTACGCAGAGAGATGTAGTGAATCCTGACCACCTCTTTGAAAAGTATTGGGAAGTGGTCATGCAGGGTAGCGGCGAAAGCCGTCCTAAAGACAATCGGAAAGACGATAGCTTGATGGTAGCTAAAAAACCTAGAAGTGTCCGTAAGGGTAGCGCATCGCAATTAATGTAACTTAAACCGTGAAAACAATGGAGACATGATATGTCATCACAAATCACCACGGGCTTTGTACAACAATATTCTGCAAACGTGCAGATGCTATCACAGCAGATGGGTTCCCGTCTTCGTGATGCGGTGCGTATTGAGAATGTTATTGGAAAAAATGCCTTTATCGACCAAATTGGTGTAGCGACAGCGCAGCTTCGTACATCAAGAAATGCCGACACGCCTCAAATTGATACCCCACACGGGCGTAGACGTTTGAGCCTTGCTGACTATGAGTATGCTGACCTGATTGACGACCAAGATAAGGTTCGTATGCTTATTGACCCCACTTCATCATATGCCCAAGCCGCCGCGGCTGCTATGGGTCGTGCGATGGATGATGTCATCATCGCCGCTGCAACAGGTACAGCCTCAACAGGTGAAACTGGTAGTGGTTCAGCAAGCCTAGATGCAACTGCCAACTCTGTTGGTTCAGCATCATCAAACGATGGACTAACTGTTGCCAAGCTAACTGAAGCAAAGCGCAAGCTAGACCTCGCAGACGTTGACCCTTCTATCCCACGTTACATTGCAGTTGGCCCAAAGCAGATTGAAGATTTGCTTGGAACAACTCAGGTGACTTCATCAGACTTCAACACCGTTAAGGCGTTGGTATCTGGAGATGTGGATACATTCATGGGATTCCGCTTTATCATGTCGAACCGCTTGGCTGTTTCTGCCACAGATGTTCGCACATGTTTTGTGTGGGCTGAGGATGGTCTTACTTTAGGTATGGGCAAAGACATTTCTGCCCGTATTGATGAGCGTTCAGACAAAGGTTACGCAACCCAGGTTTACTATTGCATGAGCATCGGTGCGGTGCGCATGGA